TCCACCGAAATCTCCACCACCACCGAAATCTCCACCACCACCGAAGTCGTCTCCTCCACCGAAGTCGTCTCCTCCTTCAGCATCAGCTTCACCTTCAGGTGCTGTACCTTTTTGACCATACAATTTGTCAAGATTGTCAAAGATACCAGTATTGATAATAACTTCTTGAGTTTTCTCCAATTCACCAGCAACCGCTCTTTCAATACGTTGTTGTTGTAAGTCAAGTTTGATTTCCTCATCAGAGAATCCAAGAATATGTTTCTTAGCCCATGATGATGAAACAGGTAAGATACCGTTTCCTGGGTCAGTAGTTGCATCACGATACAATTGAATCTTCTGTTGCCATTGTTCCACCTTCAACAAGTCAGCTTGTGATGATGGGTTAGTTAATGCCAATTGGAAGTTTTGTAATTCATCCTCAAAACCTAAGATATATAAGTGGATGATTGCAATCTTATTCAACTCCTGAATCATAGACCTTTGAATTCTATTGATAGTTCTCGCAAAACGGATATCCTGTAATGCTAAGTTCTTACCTTCACCAGTAACCTCTTCAAAACCTAAGAATGCTTTAGGAACACGAAGTGCTGTCAATAGTTTCTTTTGGATGTATTCAATATCCGCAATCTCTGACAAGTTCTGTGCACCTGGTAAAGTATCAATAGGGTTCGGAGCGTTAGGGTCACGAACAGGAATAAAGTAATCTTGGTCTACGGCCATTTGGTTCATACGTAGGTCGACATTACCCGTTGAAGGGTCTGCGACCTGGTCACGTTTGAACTTGTTGGCGACTCGTTGTACATACGGTTCGACATCTTTGTCATCCATATTACCCACGAATACTTTGAATACTCTTCTTTCAGGTGCTCTTGATGTTCTATAGATTAACATCGCATCTTCTGATAGAATAAGTTGTTTCCAAATTCTTCTGGCTTTCTCCAACATAGAAGTACCATAAGGAAGCTTACGGTCATCACCCAATAACCTAAAGTGAGCAATCTCCCACGTATTGAATTCCATGTCTTTTACTTTCCATTTGAATTTCAATACCTCTTCATTTGACTCACCAGCTGGTTGATTAACACCATATTGACTCGGTGTTGAAGTCATACCCCTTTCTAATCTTTCGATTTCAATGTTAGGTAGTTGTTGACCACCCATAATACCTTTTTCAGGGTCTAACTTCAGATATACGAAGTTATCACCATACTTGGCTGTGTTTCTTGTCCACATCGGTAAGTTGGTATCGATATCTAATCTATTATTGAATAGGTCTGTTAATACAGATTTAATTCTTTTACTTTCTGAGTACACCTGAAGGATAAATCCATCTTCATTTGCCGTTGTAGATTCCTCAGCATAGATATCGAGTGCTGCAGAAATCTCAGGAGTATATTCCATACTCTCATAATCGTAGAATGCTGCGAGTCTCGTTGGCTCGTAATAAACGGCTTGGGTATATAAGTTATTTTCTACCTTCTGCCATTGTTGACCAAGGTATAGAGTTTGTTGAGCTTGAAGTTTCTCTCTTTCGTACTCATTTTTGTCAGGTGTTTTAAGTAACTCCTTCTTATCAAATTTGTATACAGGCGGCTGTTGGTCCAATGTAGAATCGGGACCAAAAACTTTGGTTAATCTCTGCCATACAGTATAGTTATTCTCAGCCATTTCTTGTTTTTATATAAATAGTAGTAATTTCCTACAATAATTAAATCTTTTATTTTCTACCCCCGAATAACCATAAATAGTTTTCATAATCACTTTTTGACGCACCACCGTGATGAGGTCTACCATATGGGTCATTTCTCATCGCACTTAATGTAGGATTATAATCATTAACAGGATTCTTTATCGGAGTTTCTTGTACCATCCAACTATCAACCATTGCCTTTGTTTGTTCTGTTACCTTCTCCAATGATGAGAATGAATTTTCACCAACATATATTGCCATAGCCATTGCCATAATCAAGTCATCGTGTTGTCCTTTTAAGTGGTCAGGTCTACCATTTACATAAACGAACGTATTCAACTCATGTAATAATCTAGTTGAACGTACTCCGTAACCATGTCTCAATGCCTCTTCAAAAGCCGCAACAATCTGAACCCTTTTACTATTAAAGTTCAAACCTGGTATCTTCTCCATTGCTTTTGGATTATATTTCCACTTATCAGCGGTATTAACACCTTCAACATATAAGTTTTGGTAACCCATTTCTTGAAGTTTTCTTGCCGTAGATACTCCCATACCACCAGTGATATCAATAACCACAAATGCAGAATACATAGTGGCCCATTTGAATGCAATCTCAGCAGCAACATCAGGTGGTATCTTTCCTAAGTACTCCAATACCTGTTCTCTCTCATCAAAGTCGATAATACAGAAGGTAGTGAAATCCTCACTATCACCACGAGAAACGTCAATACCCATAATGTACTTATGTCCTGCAATTGGTTCTTTCCATTGCCACAAAGCACCACCCATAAACTTATTATCGGCATTACGGATTTCACGGTCTTTCATTTTTTCAATAGTTTCGTTAGGAATAACATTATCCCCTGAACCTAAGAAGTTACATTCCAATTCCTGAGCAATCTTACGTCTATCAAACTTAAGTTTCTTAGCCATAGCCTCAAACCACAATGAATAGGGTTTATATCCCTCATCAAACTTTTTAGTTATCTCGTCAAAATCTCTTTCTCTTGGGTCAATATCTGAATAATTAATAATAACCTCTTCATCATTATAATCTTCACGGTTCAACATGTAATGAACAATGTCGGTACATTTAATTAGTTGTAGTGTTTTGGCATAACGAGGGTCACGGTACCAATACATATCGGTAATCTTGAAGTCGTTCATCCCTCTTAATGATTGGTCGTATATTGAATAATAGATTGGGTCAAAACCGTTAGGTGTTGAAATAACGATTACCTTACCACCCGTAGACAATGAAGCCATACACGCAGACCAGAAGTCATCATCGGCATCGATAAATGCTGCCTCATCAAATATTAGGATTGTTGGGGTATAACCACGCAAGGCATCCTTTGATGTTGCAACGGCTTTCACCTCACAACCATTCGTTAACTTAAAGTGTCTTTGTGAATTCTTATCTGCAGAGAACTTAACACCTAACCACTCAGGCCATTGGTCAAGAAACGCCCTAATCTTATTCGCAAATTCCATGGATGTATCCAATTTATTTGCAATGATTAGAATCTTTTCAGGTTTACTCTTTTTAGCCGTAACCAACTTTTTAGATGACCACGCAGCGGTTACCGTAGATACACCCGCCTGTCTATACTTAATAGCGATATTCTCCTCAAAGTTATCGTAGTCGTATATCAACCTGTCTTGGTCAGGGAATAATTCTAAAGGAACGTAACGTGATTGTGTATTGTCGTAGGTTTGAAGATAGGTCTTAAGAGCATAGGAAGTATCTTTCACAATCTTTGCATACTCGACCAATACCTGTTCTCTACTTAAACCCATAAATCATAAAGTAAGATTTATTTATGATAAATCAATTCCGAGACCACCTAAGAAGCCTCTGAACTCATCATCATCTTCCTCGTCATCACTATCACCTAAAGCATCTTCTAAGTCATACTGACGAAGTTCCTCAACGATTTCATCAACCATTCTCTTAACAATCTTCTGACCTTTTTCTGAGTCACCAATAATTTCTTTAGCCACCTCGAAGAACTCTTCTGTCGATAATGCTGAGAAACGTGAGAATAAATAATTCTGAATCTCTCTCATATCATCTTCATATAAATCTTCAGGATATGATGCAGTGAATCTTTCCCAAATAACAGGTCCTAATCTTAAATCCCAAATTTCATAAGGTAAGGTATCTTGTGATGCCATAACCATATCTGCAGCTTTAGGGTCGTCAGGTAAACCTTGTGTACCCAAGACCTCATAAACACCTTTGATTAACTCGTGAAGTAAAACAGGAAAGAATAATCCTTTTGCTTTGATTGTAGGTGGGTCAGTAGTATCATCAACTTCTTCAGAACCCTGAACACCTTCACCCTCACCTGCCATCATCTGTGTCATTTCATCAGGTATAATCCAGTACATCAAATCTGCAATAGACATTAACACACCGTAAAGGTTTAGTAGTCGTGGGTCCAAACGGTCCAATTCTTCACGAACCAAGTTGAACATATAATGACCTTTCTTAGACGCTCCTTGAATTAAGGAGTTGATGAAACGTCTTTTTGCTTTCTCCATGTCAAACTTATCCATTGCATCCATAAATGCTTCGATGTCGTCCTCCATATCATCGGCATTCTCATCACCGAACATTTTCATAATATCCTCCTCATCTGGTTCTTCTGATGAAGGTCTCATTTTAGAAGTGTCAATCTGACCCATACCTGATAATAATTCCACATCGAATTGGAATGCTCCATCAGGAAGTGCCATTTCTTTCTTAACCAAATCAACGGCTAAGTTTTCAAGATACTCTTCGTTTTCGTTCTCGATTGATTTAACATCTTGAACTGCACGTTGCAACATCATTTGCAACTGCATCAAGGCATTTTGATTAGAGATGTCAGTAATACCTGTATATTGTTTTACCTTATCTACAACGTCCTTAAATCTTTTCGACGCCAATAACTCTTCAAATGATGATACAACACCATCACCATCCACATCGATATCCAAAGCGGGATTATCAGATAACGGAGTCTCACGACCTTGAATTTTTGCCTGAATATCAGGAGCCATTCTTTCTGGTCTATCTCCGTAGTCAATTGGTGCTTCATTAATCTTCTTGCTCATCTCTAAATTGTATATTTAATGTATTAAACTTCAAAAAGCTTGGTAATTCTTTTTTACCTGCCTTAGGTGCTGGTTTGTGTTTTGGTTTGTATGGAGTCTTTCTTTCTGGTTTTTCAATCGTACCAGGTTTAACTCTCGAAGGTGCAGTTTCTGTTTCACCTGCTTTTGGAGCCGGTTTATGTTTCGGCTTATAAGGTGTCTTCCTTTCAGGTTTAGTTCTCGTAGGTGTTTTAACAGGTGCTTCCTTCGTACCAGGTCCCTGTTCCAATAAATTAATTAAATCTTTCTTACTCATAGTCGTTGGTACGTATTTCTTCACCAAAGATACTATAGATTCTTCGATTTGTCTAATTTCATTTTGTTTTTTAACGTCTCTAACACATCTTTCATATTTTTCAGATTCACTCTTACTATATGAGTCTCTTTCACGTCCTTCTAAACCTAATGAAGATGTACATATCGCCCATGGATTAACCTCTTCTTCTTCACCCATTTCTGAACGGTTATTATCTGAATCATCATCCATACCATCAGGGGCCATGTCTTTCTCATCATGAGGACCTTCTTGACCAGTATAATCTTGACGTGCCAAATCTTCCAACCCGTCTTCATTTTCTTCTTCACCAATCTTTTGAATGGTTTGGTCAATTGCTTGATTCAATTGTGATAATTCACCTTTTAATTGTTGAACATCTTGTACTTTGTCAGACAAACTTTCTTGTTCACCAATTACGGCAGTATATAATGTATCAATTTGAGTTTCGTTCAACATCTTAAGTGTTTCGAACTTGATACCTTTGTTCAATAAACTTGCAACTTTCTTATTGTTCATGACTTGCAATATTTTTTTCGTAAGTTAATACGATGTCTCTCTCGTAAATTTTATCTTCCACTTCTTTGACTGTGTCACCATATCGGAAAACCAATCTAGTGTATTTGTCATCTACTACGGCTTCACTTTCACTGTCTTCCCAAGCTAAGGCTATCACACCTTCTGTTGCATCATAAACAGAGAAAAAATCTGAATTTTGGATTAAGTTTAACTCAATGCCTGAGTTTCTTAAAACTCCAACCTTCTTTATAAAATGTATAAGGGGTGGAGTTGGGTTACCACCGGCTGGTTCTTTGTCCCAATCTTCACCCCATACATCGTCAACGTCACTAAAAATAAACTCGTAAATGTTATCCCCTTTATAATTGGGTCCGAGTTCGTTAACGTATACTAAATTCATAATAATTCACCCTTTTGAGAAACTTTAATCTGTTGACCGTCGTTCTCAAATGCTAAATTACCTTTGTTTGTTTTTCCTAAAAACTTAATTGTTTTATTTTCTTTCAATAAGAAATCTGCAGTCAATTCTTGTTCTACTGTTTCACACATAGACTTCATTTCTTTTCTTACAGTTATCTTTTGAATTTTCTCAACTAAGAAGTTTTTGATATTTTTTGATTCAGTCAATGTTTTTTCTTCGTCACTAACTACGAAGTACTTTGATAATACTTTGTCAATTTTAGATTCTGCAAAGATTTCATCCATTACTCTTTCACCTACTTCAGCCGATTCTTCCATTGGTTCTTCCATATCCATGTCCATATCTAAGTCCATGTCTAAGTCCAATTCTTCACCAGCATCAACATCTAAATCAGCTTCATCATCTACACCGTAGTCGATTTCGTCCTCTTCAAAGTTTTCTAAGATGTCCTCTTTATCTTCTTCACTTAATTTATCTAAATCAACTGCTGAGATAATAGAGTTTAATACATATTTGATATCTTCTGATGTT